CACAATGTCGGCTTCGCCAGCTTGGAGCAGTTGCGTGGCTGTGCGGGCGCGAACCTCTACGCCCACGCCTGCTGCGCAGTGCTCGCCGTCTATCAAGATCGCGTAACGGGGAACGATTACGATTTTTTGTTCTTCGGCACTCATGGTGAAGTGGGTTGGCGGGTTGAGTGTTAGCGGACGGGGCCTCTAAGAGGCCGTTTATTGGGCGCGGGGCTCGCCCGCCCCGCGCCCTTGGGGTGTGGTGTTAAGCCGTGAGCACGTCGGTCATCGCGGCGAAGGACTTGGGGCGCATGACGCCACCGTCGTAATAGGTGCTAGCGACGATGGTGTAGCGTCCGTGCAGGGCGTTGTCCTCGCCTCGAATCATTTCGAGGGCCACACCGGCCCAGTTTCCAATCGCGTAGTCGGCGAAGTTGCCGAAGAGGATCGGCGAGCAGTTGGTCGCGTTGCCCTTGGCCAGGTCATTGCGCAGACAGTTTGTAAACAGGGGAGCGTAGCCGTTGAGCGTGGAGTTATTCGCATCGAGCAAGAAGACGGGCATTTGATTGCCGAGGACGGGGGTCGTCTTGAGCTTCCCGCGCACCGCCGAGTTAGTGATGTAGTGCAGGCGACCAAGAAGCGCGTTTCGCGTATCAATAGCCGTTTCGAGTTCGACGAGCTTTCCCCACGAGGGCGCGGCCCCGTTGTCCCCGCCGGAGACACTGGCAATGCCTGCGGTCTGGAGGATGCCGGTCGCCTCCTTATCGCCCGTGCCGTGGTAGAAGGCGGCTTCTTGCACGACGCCCAGCTCGGTGTTGAGGTGATTTCGCAAGACCGCCTCAATGGCAGACGAGTTCTGCATCAAGAGCTGCTCGGAGACACGGATGAAGGCAGGCAGCCGCTTGGGGCTCAGCGAGAGCATGGAAAAGCTGGGCTCGATCTGCTCGGCGGGGGCGTTCTCGGCCTTGCCCTTGGGCTTGGCCGTGGAGGCGTGGACGCGCGGCAGGTCAATATTGCCGACAAGTCCGCTGAGCACAGTCGCACCGGCTTGCACCATGACGGAGTTTGCAAAGAAGTCGTCGAGCAAGCCGCGCTTGTCGGTTTGAATCGTGAGTGCGCCTTCTTCGGGCTGACCCGTGGCGACAAGGGCGCGTTTTTGCACGACGGCTCGCGGGAGCATGACGCCGTGCGGCTCGATGCCTGCGGCGCGGGCTTCCTTGGCCCCTTGCTCAAGTAGCTCGGCCTCGACACCGTCGAGGATAGAGCGGCGGCCTTGAGCGGTGTTGTGGAGGTGGCGCAGGATGATGCCGTAGTCGAGGCCTTCAATGTCGCGTCTCTCTTGTTTCGAGAGATCGGGCGCGGCGCGGCTACGGATGTTCTGGATTTCGACCTCGGTCTTAATCGCCGAGTTGGTCTCTTTGATTTCGGCAATGAGGCCGTCGAGCTTGGCGCGTTCCTCGGGCTTCGAGGCGTCGAGCTTCTCGGTTTGCGCAAGAAGTTCGGCGTGCTTTTCGGTGAGTTGTTTGAGCTTATTCATAACGGATACTGGTGGTGGCTTTGGAGGAACAGGAGGCGTGAGGACGGGCGGCCTTTCGCACGCCCGCAAAGATTGGCAGCGGCTACGAGCCGCTTACGCGGTGCAGCAGGGCGCGTTCGTGGGCCGTTAACGGGGAAGGCTTGGCCTCGCGTGCCTTCTCTTTGCGCACGGCTTCGAGACTGCGGGAGGCGACACTGGTGTCGGGGTAGGCCGGATACGTGACGGGTGAGACGTCGTAGAGACGGGCGACCTTTTTAATCGTGCGGAAGGCGTGCTCGCGGCCTTCCTCGTCCTCTACCCAGTCCCACTCCTCGCCCTCGTCGCGCGAGATAGAGAAGCCGAAGGAGCTTTGGGTAATGTCGCCACGGCGCAGGGCCTCGGCGAGGTTTTGGCCGTTGGGCGAGTTGGGCGGGGTGAATTCATACCAAAGCCCGCGCTCGTCTAGCCCCAAGCGCAGCGTGGCATTTGCGCCCCCGCTGCGAGCGAGAATGAGGCTCGGATCGTGGTTAAAGAGGGCGACGACGCCGTCCTCCAAATCGACCTCGTCAAACGCGTGTGGGTCTATCCGCTCAATGAAGCCGCCAAGGTCGCCGCTCTTGGTGTTAAAGAGGGCCGCATATCCGCGCACGGTCTCGACCGTTTTATTTTGCGAGGCTCTCGTTGGAGCCTCGTCCTTGGGCGCGGGTTTGTTGTCGTCTTCCTCTTCGTCATCGGGAGATTCGCGCAAAGTGATGGTGGGGCAAAAGGCCGCGTAGCGCAGCTCGCGCTCGGGGAATGTCGGAAAGGACTTCGGCATGCCCTAATCGGGCCGCCGATACGCTACCCCCGCCATGCGCTAAACAGGCAGCAATAGGCAGCGCAAACACCACAAGTTTTTTTAGAAAAGACGCTTGCTTCATCTAAGCCGTTAGAGTTTTATCGTTCGCATGAGTAAGCGCGATAAACTCCTCTCAAACCTCGAAGGCTCACGAAACGATTGGTCGCACGGTTACGATGAGATTCGCGCCCTACTCCTGCACTACGGCTACCGGCAGACAAAAAAGGGCGGCTGCCACGTGCGGTTCACCTACCCAGGGATGCCACGCTCACTAACGCTAACCAGCGATAGTAAGGGCCGCATCACATTCTACCAAGCACGCGATGTGCGCGAAGAATTTCAACGCCGAGGAATCCTATGAAACAGAAAACACATTATACAGTAGACAACTACACGATCACCGTGCGCTACGAGTGCCCCGAGGGACACCCGGAGCTCGCATGCTACACCGCACGAGCCGAGGAGTTCCCCGGCCTGACAATGGGGGGGCGCACACCCGAGGCGGCTCTTAGCGAAGCGCGGTGGATGATTGCCGACACACTCGAAGAGTATGCACAAACGGGTATCGAGCCTCCGGTGCCTAGCTCTCTCCCTCCTGCCCGCTATCCCGATGCGCAAGCGGTGCCCGAACTTAAGAAGCATGCTGCCCGCGCCGCCGCCTCGGAGTTTGGTCGAATGGGCGGCTACGTAAAAAGTGCGGTCAAGGCCGCCTCCTCGCGGCGAAACCTGCTCAAGGCGCGAGCGATGGGCAAGCTCGGTGGCCGCCCTAAAAAGAAGGCTCTGGCGGCGGCGTAAAAGGCTGAGGCCCCGCCACGTTTACCGTGGAAGGGCCTCGGATACTGTTTCTACGCGTGGCAGATCAGCTAAGCGGACAGTGTCCGCTGCCATTTATTGCGGGCGGCTCGCTGGCCGCCCCGTCAAAACTATTCCTCTGGAGTGGTCGCCTCGGCAAGCTCTGCTCCCTCCTTGCCAGACGCGGCTGAGTTGAGCGGCATCTGGTAGTTATCCATGCCCTCAGCATCGGAGAGGGGGTAGCCGAGCCACTGGCGGGCCTCGTTCGGGGAGAAAATGCCCGCGTTGCGCATGGCGGTGACAAAGGCGGTGGCGGCGGGCAGCCGCCCGCGCTCCAGCTCCTCGCGGTCGAAGCGGAAGCGGTAGCCCGCAAGATTCTCCGCGCGGGTCAGAAGCGTGTAGTTTAACGCCTCCTCGAAATTAATAAGCCAAGGCTCTAGCGCGTAGTCGAGGAAGCCTAGGTTTTGCTGCTCAATGCCGCTGCCCCAAGAGGTGTTTGCCGTGGTGTCGCCAATCAGGAAGGCGGGGATACCGTAGGCCCTAGCGATCTCTTGAAGCTCGAAGCGGCGGCTCTCCAAAAACTGCGCGTCGGCAGCACTCATGCCGCTAACCGACTTGAAGGAGACGCCACCGCTGAGGATGGGCACGCGCCCTGTGTTGCCCGACTCTGAGTGGAACTTCTGCCACTCCTTGCGGATGAGGTCGAGCTGGTCGGGCTTTAAGGCGCGGTCGGCTTCGAGGACACCGGTGAAGCGTTCGCCATTGTTCAAAATGCGGCCCGCCTTCTCACGCTGCGTAATGGAAGTGCCGATACTCTCGCGAAGGAGGGTAACAGGCGATAGCCCGAGGACGCCGTCGGTCGAGAGGGCGCGAACGTGCACGATGTCTTGGCGGGTGAAGACCTCGCGCTGGCGCTCCACGCGGTAGGTGACGAAGCGGTTTTCCTGCACCTTCTCGGCGTGCACAGAGTATGGCGGTAGCCACTCAAGCTCGGCGACGGGGCCGCCATTGCTCGCGCGGTGCGCGCGCAGGTAGCCATTGCCCCCGAGCCCCACATTCATCATGACGAGGTGGCGCAGCTCGAAAGCGGTGTGCCAGTCCCCCGGCCACTTAATCGCCGCGTGCGAGGGATGTTCGGCGGCCTTGACCTCGCCCTTGGAGGTCTGGCGGTAAAGCTCCAGCGGCAGCCGCCCAAGCATATCGGCGAAGAGTCGCACACACGCCAGCACCGCCGGAACCCCAAGGGCGGTTTGCTGGGTGACGACCGCCCCGCTGCTAACCGGTGGGGTTAGCAGCGAGAGCAGGTCGCCGCCCGACTCTCCGCCGAAAGGATTATGCCCACTGCGCCGCTCCCACGCACGGACTATCCCGTGCGGGAGGAGCGACTTGGTAGCGGAGGCGAAAAACTTAGGCAGGCGGAAACGCATCGGTCGCCTGCAATTGCGGCCCCGATACCATTCTCCCACCATGCGCTAAACAGGCAGCAATAGGCAGCAAAGGGACGCTGTCCGCTGCCTAGCCTCGGCGGGTGCGGTCTGCTTGTGCGGCGTGGGCGCGTTTCTCTACGACGCCCGGGCCCGCGAGTTTAAGAAGCGCGGCTTCGAGCCGCTGGAC